GGTGGTAGAGGAACTGAAGTTACATCACTGCCAGGTGGAGAAAATCTTGGACAGATAGATGACATTATTTATTTTCAAAAGAGAGTATATAGAGCACTTAATGTTCCTATAAACAGATTAGAACAAGAACAGCAGTTTTCTTTAGGTCGATCAACTGAAATATCAAGAGATGAAGTAAAGTTTCAAAAGTTTATTGACAGACTAAGAAACAAATTTTCTTCTTTGTTTATGGAAATACTAAGAAAGCAGTTAGTTTTAAAAAAGATTATTACAGAAGCTGACTGGGATTCATGGAAAGAAGATATGAAAGTTGAGTTTTCTAGAGATAACTACTTTAGTGAACTTAAAGAAAGTGAACTATTAAAAGAAAGAATACAAACATTAGATATGATTCAACCTCATGTTGGTGAATACTTTACTAAAGAATGGGTTATGAAAAACATTCTTAAACTATCTGAAGAAGATACTAAAGATCTCGATCAAGAAGTCGATGATGAAAACCAAGATGAAGTTGATAAGGCTCAAGATAATGCTCCTGAAAAAGTAGATAAAGATTCAGATGAAGCATAATGGCAGACATATTAAAATACAGAAAGTTAGATGGAACAGAAGTAGAGGTCGCCAATAACTCTACAATAGCTTTAGGCCACACTGAAGCTTCTATTGAATTTACTGTAGATCTGGATCAGTTTGGTGTTTCGGCCGGTGAAACAAGGGGGTGGTTTTCTCTTGCTCCTACTTTGTCAGTTCCTCAAATATCTGATGTTTATGGCGTCACTATATCTCCAAATCAAGGACAAACTGTTAGTGTCACAATACAAACAGTAGATGCCAAGAATATAGATGATCTACAAAACAGAGTATTTAAAAGATTTTCTGATACTTTTACTGTTTCGGTAGTAAGAGCTTCGGCGCCCGCTGATTCTGTCCAAGACTCAGTTCCTAGTAACTTTTTAGTGTATCCAGATTCAGATGCAGCATTAGCGATTGTTAATGCGACTTTTGCATTGACTGATAGCGCTACAACTTTTGGAATTGTTGATTCTGATTATGTTCATATTAGACAAAACAGAGACTTTGACTTTCTTACGAATCTTCCAAAAACGATTGATAGTGTAGGAATAACTCGATCACTATTTGATTCTGATGTTCGAAAGTCTATAAATGTTACTGATGCTGGTGGTGATGGAAGTTTAGCATATAATAATTCTACAGGAATAATAACTTATACCGGACCTTCTGCATCAGAAGTCAGAGCACATTTTGGCGCGTCACAGGATCTGGTATACGATGCTTCAACTGGTATATTTAGTATAGACGTCGAGGTAAAATATACTAAAGACAACTTTGATTCAGATCTTAGAGATCGACTTACTACAACAAATACTGATTCTATCGCAGAAGGATCTAATCTATACTTTACAACACAAAGAGCAAGAAATACCATAAACGTTGCAGATCTTGGCGGTGACGGATCACTTACTTACGATTCTGCTAGAGGTAAGTTAAGTTATCAAGGTCCGGTTTCATCTGAAGTTAGAGCACATTTTACTGGTGACAAAGGAATCGTATATAACGATGGTTTAGGAATCATAAACATTGATTCTGGTAATATAAGAGGAATGTTTTCTGCCAGTGGAGACTTAACGTATAACAATGCAACAGGCCAATTTAGTTTTGATGTTGAACAAGTCTATACAAAAGCAAACTTTGATTCAGACTTAGGTGATGCAAATACTGGACAACTACCTGAAGGAACCAATCTTTATTATACAACCGCTCGAGCAGACTCAGCATTCGACGCTTCTTTTGCATTAGCATCCACTGATAGTTTATCTGAAGGAACCAATCTTTATTATACAACTGCTCGAGCAGATAGCGCAGCTCGAAGTGCTATGGTTGCTGTTGATGCTGGTGGTGATGGATCATTTGCTTATGATTCAGCGACTGGAAAATTTACTTATACAGGACCAAGTGCTACAGAAGTGCGAGCTCATTTATCTGCTACCGACGCAGGTGGCGACGGATCTTTTAGTTATAATAATTCTACCGGTGTTTTAACTTATACTGGTCCTTCTGCCTCAGAAGTTAGATCACATTTTTCTGCTCAAGGAGATCTAACTTATGATTCTGCAACAGGTGTTTTTCAATTTGATGTGGAACAAGTCTATACTAAAGCAAACTTTGATAGTGATTTTAACATTGCTATTGATTCTGCCAGTACAAGTGATTTATCTGAAGGAACCAATCTTTATTATACAACTGCTAGATTTGATACTAGACTTGCTAGTAAAACTACTGCAGATTTAACAGAAGGTTCTAATCTTTACTATACTACTGTTAGAGTTGATAGTGACTTCGATGCCAGTTTTGCATTAGCGTCAACAGACAGTTTATCTGAAGGAACTACTAATTTATATTACACAGATGCAAGAGTTAACACGGCATTTGATACAAGACTAGCAACTAAAAACACAGGTGACTTAGCAGAAGGATCTAATTTATATTACACTAATGCAAGAGCAGATGCAAGAGTAAATTTACAAACCGGTAGCAATTTAAATCTGAGTTCAAAATCAACTTCTGATCTTTCTGAAGGAACTAATAAGTATTATACAACTGTTAGAGTTGATAGTGATTTTGACGCTAGTTTCGCTCTAGCTTCTACAGATAGTTTATCCGAAGGTTCTACTAATTTATATTTTACTAATACTAGGGCAGATGCAAGAGTAAATGCAGTTTTACCAAACACTGGCAGTTTAACAGAAGGTAGTAATCTGTATCATACTACCGCTAGAGTTTATGCTGCTAGTATAGACTCAACCCGTACAATAGCGCTTATCAATAATGCTTATGTACAAGCAAGACAGATACAGTATAACACTAGCGACTTTCTAGATAGTACCACCATCACGGGTGTAGTAGATAATGCTTATGTACAAGCAAGACAGATACAGTATAACACAAGTGATTTTACAGATTCTGCTTTCGTAACAGGTCTTCCTATTAGTACGTTTACTAATGATAAAAATTATTTAGATAGTACTTACGCCTCTGCACTTATCGATTCTGCTCATATTAAAGCAGTTGTTGATTCAAACTATGTTCAACTAATACAGGCAGACCTTCAAAGAGACTCTTCTTTTATTTCTTCTATAGTTACTGGTGGCACACTAAATATGGGTGCCAACAATATTATTACAACCGGAAAAGTTCTCTTTGCTAATGTGTATTCTCAATTAAGTGATCTTCCTAGTGCTTCTACTTATCACGGAATGTTTGCTCATGTACATAGCACTGGAAAAGGTTATTTTGCGCACGCAGGTGCTTGGATTGAACTTGCAAACAATAGTCAGTTATCTAACTCAGGAAATTGGAATACAGCTTTTGGTTGGGGAGATCATTCAGCCGCAGGATATCAAAGCGCTGCCACTGCTTTAGATTCAGCAATGGTTTACAGATTTACCATTGATTCAACTAGAACTACTGCGTTGGTTGATGCGGCTTATGTTCAGGCCAGACAGACTAGTTATAATACCAGCGATTTTACTGATTCTGCATTTGTCACTGGATTGCCAATCAGTACATTTACAAATGATGCGAATTATTTAGATAGTACAACTATAACAGGCGTTATCAATACAGCATATGTTAGAGCTCGACAAGCTCTTATAGATTCAGATTTAACAAAACTATTAGTCGACTCTGCTTATATTCAATTAAGAGATAGATTTCAAGATTCATCTTTAGTAACTTCTACTATTGACTCTGCTTATATAAATGCAAGAGTTTCTACTGTTGATTCTGCAGCTGTGCAAGCAATTATTGATAGTTCATATTTAGAAGTAATTATAGATTCTGATTATGTTACGGCAAGAGCAGGAGTTAATCTTGATTCCGCTTCTATTGCTTCAGGTGTTATATTAACAACTGTCGATAACGCATATGTACAAGCAAGGCAAATTCAATATAATACAAGTGACTTTACTGACAGCACATTTGTTACGGGACTTCCTGTAAGCACATTCACAAATGATGTTCAATATTTAGATAGTACAACAGTTCAAGGAGTTATAAACGCTACATATGTTCAAGCAAATCAAAATGATTATTTAGATTCTACTTTAACATCACAATTGATCGACTCAGCGTACATTGCTTTAAGAACCACATCTGGTACAGATTCAGCAACTGTAATTAATTTGATAGACTCTGACTACATATCTAATAGAGTTGTTGCTTTTGCCAATCCAATATTTACAGAATTTAAGTATGTAACTGATTCTGCTGGTCAAATAGTGTTTGAAGGAAACGATGCAAATGGAAATGCACTATCTATCGAAACTGGAAATCATTCAGTATTTGTAAATGGTATTAGACTTCTTCCATCTGACTTTACTTCTGATGTTACTAACAATAGAATTACTCTTGACTCTACAGGAGCGGCTGCTGATGAAATAGTAATAAGTACAATTAAAGGAAAGAACGCTCTTGCTGGAATAGCAATAATCGATTCAGATTATATCTCATCCAGAACTATCGCTGTAGCTAATCCACAGTTCAATAACTTTAGATATATTGCAACATCAAATCAAACTGCATTTACCGGTTCCGATGTTAACTCTAAAGCCTTAAGTATTACTCCTTCAAACTTTCAAATATTCTTAAATGGAGTTAGATTATTAGACTCAGACTTTACTGCAGATACTGACAATAATACTATTACGTTATCTTCCGGGGCAACAGCTAGTGATGAACTAGTTGTCACAACAGTAATAGGACAAACCGCAATTGCTGGTATTGCTGCTGTTGATTCAGCTTATGTTCAAGCAAGAGTTGCTGCTGGTACTGATTCATCGACTGTAATAAGCCTTATTAATGATACAGTTGATTCGGCATATATAAATGCGAGAGTTTCTACTGTTGATTCTGCGCAAGTACTAGGAATAGTTGACTCGGATTATATTGCTACTGCTGTGCCTGGTGTAGTTGCGCCTACGTTTACTAATTTTAGATATATTGCTGATTCAGGAGATACAGCTTTTAGTGGAGCAGATATTAATGGAAAGACTTTATATTTAAGAACAGGAAATCATTCAGTATTCTTGAATGGAATTAAACTACTAGACTCTGATTTCACATCTAATACTGCAACCGATACCATCACGCTTGCTAGTAGTTTAGACAGTGCAGACGAAGTATTAATTCAAACAATAACCGGCGATATTGTGACAACAGGAACGGCTATTGACTCAGGATACGTTCAAGCAAGGCAAGAAGGAGTTAATGCAACATTTAAGGACTATAAGTTTGTTGCAACGGCAAATCAAACTGTTTTTTCTGGTAATGATGCAAACGGAACTGCGCTAAGCTTTGAAGCCAATAAGTTTCATGTATTATTAAATGGTATAAGATTAGATGCTAGTGACTTTACAGAAAGTGCGGGCAATAATAAAATTACATTAGCAACTGGTGCTGCAGTATCAGATGAACTTATAGTAAGTACTATAGGAACAGAAAAAACTACAACACTTGCATCAATAACAAGTACAGTTGACTCAGCGTATGTTCAGGCCAGACAAGTAGATCTTCAAAGAGATTCTGCCTACATCGCTAATATAGTTGATTCAGCGTATGTTCAGGCCAGACAAGTAGATCTTCAAAGAGATTCTGCCTACATCGCTAATATAGTTGATTCAGCTCTTGGAACTATTAATGTTATTGGTCCTAGTGGTCCAATCGTTATTGGCTCATCTACACCTGATACAACAATATCTGGTGGCACACCCGCAATGCAAGTTGTTGGTTCTGGCTTTAACGGCACACAATCAATAACAAGAAGAGACAATGGAGAGTACGGACCTTCTTTAATGCTCGCAAAAAGCAGAAACACTACACCTGGAAGTAATACTATAGTTCAAGACGGTGATACGTTAGGTGGTGTAATTTTTATCGGTGATGATGGAACAGATCTAGACACATATGGTGCCAGTATTACAGCTAAAGTTAATGGAACTCCAGGCGCTAATGACATGCCAACGAGTCTACATTTTAATATTAATAGGGGAACAAGTACTCCTTATGAAGCGTTTAGAGTAAATCATTTCACATCTACAGATAACCTTTTACATCCTAGATCATCATTTGGTTGGTATACTACCGGAGGTAATCAAAGAAATGTGGCGATGCATGTTTCTGGTCATAGATATTATTTTCCAGCAATGGCATTAGAAGACTACGATGGTGCAACCGCCTACGCAGGAACGTTCGTGTTATTTTATAGAAATAATACTCATGCCGGTTCAATTACTAGTACATCTGCATCATCTGTGAGCTACGGAACGAGCTCAGATTATAGAATGAAAAGTAATGTTGCAGATTTAGACAGTGCAATAAATATAGTAAAAAGTTTAAAACCAAAGAAGTTTAAATGGAAGAGTGAAGACAGTGCTGATTATGATAATCCTTTTGTAATGGGATTTATAGCACATGAAGCTGACAGTGCGATACCACTGAGTCAAGGAATAGTTATAGGTGATAAAGATGAAACAGATAGTCACGGAACACCTAAGATGCAATCAATGGACTATGGTAAGATGACGCCACTAGTAGTTAAAGCTTTACAAGAAGCTTTAGAAAAGATAGAAACCTTAGAAGCAAAAGTTGCAGCTCTAGAAGGAGGTGGATAATGAGTAGAGCAAGAGATCTTACAAATTTTTCAGTACAAGATAGTAGACTGTCGAATGTAGATTCTGATTACATAGAACCATTGCTAACACCAATTCATATATCAGGCAGTGTTGCGATGATTGGCAGAACGTCTTCGTCTTCTTCTACGGCAGGTGCACAATTTTCTTCTGATGGCAATAATATTGTAAGAGATGGTCAGTCTGCCTTAACTATAAAAAGACTAACATCAAATGGTGATATGATTACACTTGCAAAAGATGGCGATGTAGTAGGCAGTATTGGTGGTATTAAAACCTCTTCTGGTGGTAGAACGTATCTTTCGGGGTCAACTACTCATAGCATTTATGTCAATGGTGGTAGTGCCAACGTAAATCCGGGAACTGCAACAGGGTCTGATAATGACAATGCTATTGACTTAGGTGCTAGTTATGCAAGATGGAAAAACCTTTACCTATCAGGTGGTGCATACCTAGGCGGCACTGTGTCAGCAAATTATTTAGACGATTATGAAGAAGGTACATTTTCTCCTACATTAAAGAATGAAGGCGACACAAATTTAAGCACAACTAAAACTTCTAGCAATGTTGGAAGCTATGTAAAAATTGGTACGAGTGTTCAATTTCAAATAATAATATCTATAAGTGCAGTGAGTGGAGGAAGCGGTCAAAATCTTATTGTAGACAATATGCCATTTGTAGCTAAATCTATTTATACTAACGGCTATGGTGGAGCAGTGGTGACGTATACTGCTTGGAATACTACAGACCCTAAAGTCGCTGTGGTGTTACATGGTTCAGATAATTTAAGACTTTATACTGGAGCTTTACAGCCAGCACTCAGTAATCAATTATCTTCATCAACTTACATTGTATTACATGGTCAGTACGAAACAGCATCATAGGGAGAAAAATAATGGCAATAACAAAAGAAATAGAACAAGATAAAATTGAGGTAGTAGGCGAGTTCAAACACATTCAAGTTAGAACTGCTACTGTTATTAAAGAAGATGGTGTAGAACTTTCAAGAAGTTTCTCACGTCATGTTGTTGGACCAGATGACGACAGCACAAACGAAAGCGCAGATGTCAAAGCAATGGTAGCACAGTTTCATACAGATGAAATTAAGAAAGCATACGCTGACCACATGGCAAAGGTAGGACCATAAAGTGAGTAGAACAAGAGATTTTTCAAAGCTAATAAACGGAATAGCCGCGAGTAAAATTACTAGTGGTACGCTTGATGATGCTCGTTTGTCAAACATAGATTCTGATTATATTCAACTAAGACAATCTAGTGCAGATTTAACTAGCCTAAGTGCTTCTAATTTAACATCAGGATCTATTCCAACTGCTCGAATAGCTGATGATACTATTACAGCCGGTCAGCTTGCAGATGATATAGCTATTTCTACTACTGCAGCTATACAAGGATCACAGTTCAATGTTGGAGGACTAAAAATTTTAGAAGAAGCAGAATTTGGTTTTGGCGACGGAAGTGCAAACAAAGTTGTTAATACCGCTTATGCTTACACATTTAGTCTTGCTGCCGGAACTTGGCTACCTTTAATAAAGTGCTATGGCGCATTTTTCGAAAACCATGGAAATTCTAATTCAGTCGGACTTTACTACGTCATGAATAGAATAGGAACAACATCAGGCGGAGAAGATATTGCCAATGAATGGATTATTTCTCCTAAGTGGGGAAACTCAACTAACTCTTATAATACATCAGCTACCTCAGTTGGGGCAGGCCAGTTTACGTTAGGAAGTACTACAACTCTTCACGCTACTTGGAACTGTATTGAGTATGGCACCAGTAGTAACTATTGGGTTAGAAACGGTGGTTTTGGTGCTAAATTTTATAGGTTAGGATAATGATTGATAGTGTAACAAAAGACGACTTAAAAGCAACAGTAGATATGATTCTTAAAAAAGATTTTCCCAATGCAAAGTATAAGTTTTTAAACGATGTATTAGTATGGGAAGATTCTGCGCCACAGCCTACGGATTCAGATCTACAAAACAGAATTAAATTATTCGATAGCGCATTAGGATAGTAATATGAGTAGAACAAGAGATTTAGCAGATTTAATAAATGGAATATCAGCGGCTAAGATTACGAGTGGTAGTCTAGATTCTTCTAGAATTCCTGACCTGTCTACTGCTAATATTACAAGTGGAACTTTTGCCAACGCAAGATTGTCTAGTAGTTCTGTAACACAGCATGTAGACTTATCAAGTATTGATTCAGATTATATACAACTAAGACAAGTTGATAACAAGCCTAATAGGAATGTGATCATAAATGGTGATATGTCAGTTGCTCAACGAGGCACATCGACTGCTGGATTAGGAACAGCTAACGTTTGGACTACTGTTGATAGGGTGCGGCATGTGTTTTCTGGCACTAACGGTAGAGTTACATCTACTCAAGAATCAATTTCAGATCTAGCTGGATTTACAAAAGCTTTAAAGGTTGCTTGCACAACTGCTGACACTTCCATCGCAGCTGGCGAATATTTTATGTTGCAAGAAAGACTAGAAGGTTTAACAGTACAAAATTTTCAAAAAGGTACATCATTAGCAAGAGGCTTTGCAGTAAGTTTTTATGTAAAAGGAAATGCTGCAGCAACTTATACATGCGAGCTTTATGATAACACAAACAATAGACAAATATCAAAAACGTTTAATGTTACGAGTAGTTGGACGAGAGTGAAATTATTATTCCCTGCAGATACTACAGGCGCGATAACTAATGATAATGGCGCACAATTAGTTCTAAGTATTTGGCTCCACGCAGGAAGTGACTTTACAAGTGGCACATTAAACTCAAATTCTTGGGCAGCTACATCCAGTGATATACGCGTTAGTAGCAGCGGAACATCGTTTTTTGATAGCACATCAAGAACTTTTTTTATCACAGGTTTACAGTTAGAACCAGGAGACCAGATTACGGAATTTGAACACGAGTCTTATGAGAAAAATTTTGATAAATGCAGAAGATACTATCAAACAACAGACAATGATGTTCAAGCCGCAGGTTTCGGTTATAACTATCATCATCCAATGTGCACTATATTCTTTCCTATCACAATGAGAGCTGCACCAACTGTAACTTGGGTCAATAGTGGCAATAATGGTGCGCATTCATCAAAAAGCGGTCACGGTGGTATTGCGTACTCAAGTCCAAGTTCTTGTAGTTTTAATCAATCTTCTGGATCAATAAGATTCTTTTTTGGTGGTGGAAGCTGGAGTGCTGATCCTAGTGAATGGGGACAGTCCATGCTAGGTCAATGTAATGCAACACTACACGCGGAGCCATGATATGGAAATAAAAAATGCAAAATATATTAAAAATTTTTTAGATACTTCTAAGAATGCCAGTATTGAAGCCGACGTTGATGGTATAAAAGTTTGTATACCGATAGACTCTGATAATAGAGAATATAAAGAGATGTTAATACAAGTCGGTAATGGAACAATAACAATAGCAGAGGCTGATAGCATATAATGGGACTACAAAGAATGACAATGCAAAACGCTGTAAGCAGAGAATTTTTAAACATTAGAATTGAAAGAGGACAAATACTTGGTAACGGAAGAATTGTTGTCGCGACTGAATCACATATTAAAAAATATTATTTTAATCAAAAAGTATTTCCTGATACAAAAAAATGCACACAAATGATGAAAGCTTTCCATCCGGATCTTTTTGTTGATTTTTATGAAGGTGAATATGTATGTGTAACAATGAATAGGATTGACTGTTTAGGTGATCATACGAGAGATCCTCAAAATCAAGTTGGTGATTATAGATCAAATATAAAGAATTATTTACAGTTATATAAATGTTTTGGTAACGAAGTATGTAAAAGAGATCTAACGCCTGATAATATATTGTATAGAAAGTCAGATAACAAGTTTTTTATTATTGATTGGGATAATACAACACATTTTGACGACGATGATCAATGCTATAATTTTTACAAAGAACAATTATGCGACTGGAGATGGAGTGATTGGTTTGAGTTAGATAGGAAAGAATTAGAAGAAATCTTTCAAGAAGAATGGAAAATAATTTCAAGTTAGAAGTCTAAACTTGTATAAATAATCTAAAATATGGAGAATCTTTATGGAAAATGAAATAATTGAAAACAGTGATGAAATGGATACAGAGGCCGAGATACAAGATGAAGATCAGGTTGTAGATGAAGTTGAAGATACCGAAATGGAAGCAGAGGCTGAAGTTGAGGTAGAGGTAGATCCTATTTCTGAACTTATAGGTTCTATTGAAGCAAAAGACTATGTTGCTGCTAATACTGCATTTAACGATATGCTAGGACAAAGATTACAAGATGCAATGGAAACGGAAAAGGTTGCTATTGCAGATACTTTATATAACGATACACCGCAAGATACTACAGATGAAATTTCAGACGAAGATATAGAAGATACTGAAGAAGATACTACAGCACAATACGAAGAAGAATCTGTAGCCGCCGCATGAACTTCACAGATTTTAGAAGCTCCTTAATTGAGAATAAAAAACTCAAGATTAAAGGGACTACGATCGAAATTAAGAAAGTCGGTCGAAAGTATCGTGCTATGGTAGACGGTGACAAGTTAGATGATTATGCGACTGAAATGCAGGCCATGAAAATGGCCAAAGAGTTTATAAAACAGTATAAAGGAAAATAGATGAAGCTAATTACTGAATACACACAAAATGACATCCAGTGTATGGTCACCGAAGAAAAAGGCGGAAAGAAGAATTACGTCATTGAAGGTGTATTCGCACAGGCTGAAAAAGAAAATAGAAATAAAAGGTTCTATCCTAAAAGTGTATTAGAACCTGCTATTGAAAAGTTCGTAAAAGAACAAGTAACTACAAATAGAGCTGTTGGAGAATTAAATCATCCAGAAGGTCCAACAGTTAATCTGGATAAGGTTTCACATCGCATCACCGAAATGAATTGGGACGGTGATAACGTGATGGGAAAAGCGCTTGTATTAGATACCCCAATGGGAAACATTGTAAAAGGTCTCCTTGAAGGTGGTTGTCAATTAGGCGTTTCAACTCGTGGTATGGGAGAACTTGAGGATAAGAATGGGACAGCTAATGTAAAAAAAGGTTTTCATTTAGCAACTGTCGACGTTGTACAAGATCCATCTGCACCAGACGCTTTTGTTAATGGAATAATGGAAGGTGTCGAATGGATATGGAACAATGGTGTTATACAACCTCAGGTTATTGAAAAGATTGAGACTGAAATTAAAAAAGCTCCAAGTGCGAACTTAAAGTACGTACAAGAAGTTGAGTGGCAGAATTTCCTCTCGTTGTTAAAATCCAAATAAGGGAGTCAACATATGACTGATCAAAACGAACAGGGTGTTGAGCTTACCAATGAAACAGAGGAAGCTCTAGCCGAAAAAATGGGTCACGACCCAAAAAACGCAGAAGCACAGTCTATTGCTGCTACTTCAGCTGCTGGAAAAGCTGGCCCTTCGGCCAAGGAACCCGGTGGTGCTGGTGGTAAAGCTGAGCCAATGCAAAAACTCACAAAAGCTGGCATGATGAATAACATGATCAATGCTATGAAGAAAATGAAGAAAGCCGATATGGTCAAAATGCATGCAGGAATGTATGGAGAGGCCGTAGAGCTGGAAGACGATGAAGTAATCAATTCAAATCATGACGAAGATCTTAACGTTCTTATTAAGAGCGAAGAGTCTCTATCAGAAGGATTTAAAGAGAGAGCTGCTGTCATTTTCGAAGCTGCTGTAAATTCTAAAGTGAAAGAAGCTGTGAAAGCCAAGGAAGACGAAATTGAAGCTGAATTGGCCGAAAGAGTGGAAGCACTTGAGGAGCAATATAAGTCAGACATCGATGAAGGTCTCAACGAAGCCAGAGATGGCCTAGTCGAAAAAATCGATAACTACTTAAACTACGTTGTTGAAACATGGATGCAGGAAAATAAACTCGCTGTCGAAAAGGGTTTACGAACTGAAATTGCTGAGACATTTATGAATAATCTAAAAGATCTATTCAAAGAGTCTTACATTCAGGTCCCTGAATCTAAAGTAGATCTTGTTGATGATCTAGTTGATCAAGTGGAAGCACTTGAAGAGCAACTTAATACATCAACTGAAAAAGCTATGACTATGAAGGAAGATGCTGATAAACTAAGACGCACTATTGTAATAAAGAATGCGTCTAAGGACTTAGCAGATACTCAAGTAGCTAAGCTTGAAGAGCTCGCCGAAGGTATTGATTTCGAGGACGAAGATACATTTACAAAGAAGATTGAAACTTTAAAAGGTTCATATTTCTCAGAAACACCTGAAAAGGCTGTTGAAGCACAAGCTGCTGAGAAGATAGACGAAGCTTCTGAAGAAGACAGTCAACCAGTTGTAGAAGTAACTTCTAACATGGAAAAGTATCTGACAGCTATACGTCAAAATTCTTAATTAGGGAGACAAATTAAATGTCTAATTATTACAAAAACTTAACCGAAAAGTGGGCACCAGTGCTCAATGAGGAGTCTGCCGGTGAAATTAAAGACTCTTACAAGAAAGCTGTGACTGCTGTTATCCTTGAAAACCAAGAAGCAGCTATGGCAGAACAACGACAAACACTAACAGAAGCCGCACCAGGAAACGCAACGACTTCTATCGATCGTTGGGATCCTGTATTAATCTCACTCGTAAGACGAGCCATGCCAAACTTAATGGCTTACGATGTCTGCGGTGTGCAGCCAATGACTGGACCAACTGGCCTTATCTTCGCGATGAAGTCAAGATTTGGTGCAGGTGCTACAGGTTCAACTGAAGCGCTATTCAATGAAGCAGACACTACATTTTCTGGTGACTCTTCCGTACCAGCAGCAAGTAACTTCCAAGGAAACGCCGGTGGAGCACAAGGTGCAGATCCATCAGGTCTTGGAACATTAGCAGCCGTCGACTCTGCAGGTGCTGCTGCAAACACAGGCATCGGAATGCCAACAGGAGACGCTGAAGGTCTTGGTGCAACTGCATCTACTTTCAACGAAATGGGTTTCACCATTGAAAAAGCAACTGTGACTGCAAAGTCAAGAGCGCTCAAAGCTGAATACAGCTTAGAACTAGCACAAGACCTTAAAGCGATTCATGGTCTTGACGCTGAGCAGGAATTATCAAACATTCTTTCTGCTGAAATTCTAGCTGAAATCAACAGAGAAGTTATCAGAACTATCAACGGACAAGCAAAGACTGGTGCTGCTACAGCAAATACAACTGTTAACGGTGTATTCAATCTTACTTCAGACGCTGATGGTAGATGGTCAGTTGAAAAGTTCAAAGGTTTAATGGTCCAAATCGACCGTGAAGCCAACACAATTGCAAAAGAAACCAGACGTGGACGTGGTAACTTCATCATCTGTTCATCAGATGTTGCAAGTGCACTATCCTCAACTGGTATGCTAGACTACGCGCCTGCTCTATCAACTGCACTAAACGTTGATGACACAGGTAATACATTTGCTGGTGTTCTAAACGGAAGAACAAGAGTATACATTGACCCATATGCAACTGTAGATTATATCACAGTAGGCTATAAAGGAACAAATGCATACGATGCTGGTATCTTCTATTGCCCTTACGTACCACTAACAATGGTCAGAGCGGTGTCAGAGAGCACATTCCAACCAAAAATTGGTTTCAAAACCAGATATGGAATGGTCTCAAACCCATTTGTAGGATCTACTCCTGCTAATGGTCTTGCATCTGCAAAGACTAACCAATACTACAGAATCTTCAGAGTAGATAACATACTTAACACATAAGAAGATTTTCACTTCTACACTCTCAGGGGCTCTTCGGAGCCCCTATTTTTTTGTATAAATAGAATTATAAAAGAGGATAGAAACTATGATTAATTTAGCTAATCAATTATATGCAGCATGGAACACGTGTGACATTGAACAGGTCAAGCCATTGTTATCTTCAGATGTTACATATAAAGACTGGAATGTTAATGAAACAGGGTTTGACAATGTAACGGCTGGTATAAAACATATTATGGATTCATTTCCTAATCTACAGACAGACGTTACGGGTATGACTACAGACAGTAGTAATTCAAAAGTAACAGTAGAAATGAGTACGTATCTCTATAGTGGTAGAACTATTAATATAACTAATGTACTTACGTGTAATGAAACGCACATTACTAGCATAGAGGCAGTCATAAAGGAATAGACGACTAATATGGCAGAACAATATACAAATTACAATTACTTTCAACCTTCGCAGTTTAAAGTTCGAATTGAAAGAAAAAGATTCGGTAACTTAGAATTTTATTGCCAAAGAGTTGTACATCCAGGTCTGGCAGTTACTGGAGCTCCTGCGCCTGTCTCTAGACTTGGAACATTAGCTATTCCTGGTGATACTTTAAACTATGATGAACTAGTCATGGATGTAATCATTGATGAAGACTTTAAAGGTTACAGCGAGATATATAGTTCACTTGAACAACTAACAGTAGCTAGAAGTAATCAAGGTGTTGATGTTCCAGCGTTAGGCCTACTTGAAACAGATATATATTTGTCAGTAATGTCAAGTGCAAACAATATTATAAAGCAATTTAAGTATGTAAATGCTATTCCTACCAGTTTAGGCGCAATAAACTTTGAGGCCACAGTAGCTGATACTGACGTTGTAACATTTCCAATAACATTCAGAATCGATTCATTTGAAATACTAACAGTTTAATATGATAAAAAATAATGATGTTCCTTCTCAAGAAGGTTACATACAATATGATAGAAATGCCTATCATATAAAATCTTTCTCAGGGAAGTACAGACCTCTAATTATATTCACAAATAAGAATTGTCCAGCAAATATTCTATTAGATTTTTTAATAGAAGGCAAAGAAAAATATGTTGAAAAAGGCAATATATCTTTTAGTAACAAATCAACTATGGAAATAAGAAACATACTATCAAATAAGATTTGTAATATAGTTATTGCTGAAGATCATACAGAAAAAGAATTAGAAGATATAACCAATGTTTTAAATTATTATGCTTACAGCACTATACTATTTTACTATAGAAAAAATATAACTGATAAAAATAAAACAACATGGAATATGCTTGCTGATAAGAACACAAAGAGAGCGGCAATATGCGTGCAAGATCTATACAAAGAAAATATAAATTTGCTTATGCTTCAAGCAATTTTTAGTTATTTACATCTTGGTATATCATTTAATCAGTTTACAAATGCTAAAATGTATGGTATAATAAAAAGAGTAATTGATGACGAAAATTACGTGATGAAGAAACATATTATTTCTAATATACATATTAATTGATGGAGAATATTTTTGTTAAACCTTGAAGAAATATTAGTCGATTGGGAAAAAGATAGTAAGATTAATGATAAAGATTTATCTAGCGCTTCATTAGATACAGCACTAATGCATGCTAAATATCTTAAAATATTATCACTGGCTAAACTGCAATCAAAGAAATCGCAATTAAATCAAAAGACATTGCTTAAAGATAAGTGGCTTTATTATAATAATAAAATGTCAAAAGAAGAAATAGATGAACACGGCTGGGACTATGATCCTTTTAAAGGATTGAAGATAATGAAATCGGACATGCATCACTGGTATGATACTGATAAAGATATTCAAAAGAGTGAAGAAAAAGTCACGTATTATAAAACTTTAGTTGAGACACTACAAGAAATGGTTGAAACTTTAAGATGGAGACATCAGACTATTGGTAATATAATAAAATGGAAGAATTTTGAAGCGGGTGGATAATAAAACAATAGTGGCATTAGATCTTCCGGATTGGAAGGATAACTGGGACCTTATGTGTAAACTCGGAGATGCACAAGACTTTTATAAAGTAGGTCTTGGATTTATAACTAAGAATGGTTTTAATCCTATTAGCACCATAAAAGGGTCTAATAAAAAAGTATTTCTAGATCTTAAGTTATTTGACATTAGTAATACAATAAAAGATGCTGTTAAAAATTGCAGAGATAAAGGTGTTGACTTTCTAACTGTTATGGGAGACCCTCATATTGTCGATGCTGCTAGTTCTGTTAAAGGTGATATGAAAATATTAGCAGTAACAGTTCTAACGAGTTTAACTATATCAGATGTACATATGAATTTATATCCAACACACAATTTAATCGAAGATATAGTTAGAGATAGAGCTATGCGCGCAGACGTGGCTGGAGCTGATGGAGTCATATGTTCGCCACACGAAATAGAAACATTAAGAACATTTCATTATGAAGAACTAATTGTCACACCCGGTATAAGATCTAGTGGAGATGACGCAGGTGATCAAAAGAGAACGGCTACTAAGGAACAGGCATTAGCTTGGGGTGCTGATTACGTAGTAGTTGGCAGACCCATATATAACTCTAAAGATCCTCTTAGAGCTTTGATGGAATTATAATGGATAAATTGGTCTTACAGAAAAAGAATCACGCAGCAATGTTAGTTGGGTGCGAGTACGGAGTATCAGCTGAACTCAGTGATTTCTTTTCTTTCTTTGTTCCAGGTTATAAATTTATGCCACTTTATAGAAATAGAGTATGGGACGGAAAAGTAAGATTATATGATGCTAGAAGTCAAGAGTTGCCATGTGGATTATTGCCATATGTACAAGATTTTGCAGAGAAAAGAGGATATGAGATAGAATATGAGGACAGTGAATACGGTCCTCCAGAATCTTTTAATGAAGTAGATCCTGACGAAATAATGACATTCATTAAAAGTTTAGACCTGCATAATGGTGGGCAACCTATAGAAATAAGAGACTATCAATTTAACGCTATATGCGAAAGTATTAAAAGAAAAAGAGCGGTTATGTTATCACCTACAGGCTCTGGCAAATCGTTAATAATATATGCATTGATGAGATGGTACCTAGAAAAATTTGAAGATAAAGTGCTAATAATAGTTCCAACTACTTCTCTAGTAGAACAAATGTTCGGTGATTTTAAAGACTATTCATCAGACGATCAGTCTTGGATTGCTGATCATGAATGCCATGTAATATACTCAGGAAAACCGAAAACAAACATATCCGAGAGAATTTTTATTAGCACTTGGCAGTCTATATACAAACTACCGTATACATGGTTTGAGCAGTTTGGTATAACATTTGGTGATGAGTGTCATGGTTTTAAGTCTAAGTCTTTAACAAATATAATGAATAAGGCAAGACTTTCTGAATATAGATTTGGAACCACTGGAACTCTTGACGGTACTCAAACGCACCAACTAGTTTTAGAAGGTTTATTTGGAAAAGTTATGAAAGTAACTTCAACCAAGGATTTGCAAGACAAAGACACATTGGCACCTTTAGATATATTTCTTATAGAACTTCAACACGAAGAAGATGTAAGAAAAATGGCTGTAGGATTAAAATATCAGAATGAAATAGATCTGATAGTAAGAAGCCAGAAAAGAAATAATTTTATACGTAACTTAGCAATAGATCAAAAAGGTAATACACTTGTTTTATTTCAATTTGTCGAGAAGCACGGAAAGGTACTATTTGATTTAATAAATAGTAAGGCTAAGGAAGAAAGAAAAGTTTTCTTTGTCAGTGGTGCTACTGAAACGTCTGATAGAGAAGCTATTAGAAAAATAACAGAAGGACAAAAAGATGCTATCATCGTTGCTAGCTTGGGTACTTTTTCCACTGGGATTAATATTCGTAATCTCCACAACATCATCTTTGCATCGCCGTCTAAAAGCCAGATTCGAGTTTTACAATCGATTGGAAGAGGACTCCGTAAGACAGAAGATGGTAGAACTACCAAACTCTACGACATTGCAGATAACCTCCAGCACAAATCAAGAAAAAATTATGCGCTCTCCCACGCAGAAGAAAGATTAAAAATATATAGAAAAGAAAAGTTCAATTATAAAGTAGTTAAGGTAAAGTTATGAACGAAAAGATGATTAAACAGGTAAGATTAAGTGACGGTTCTGAAATCATATGTGAGCTAATCGAAGAGTATGAACAAGAAATTATAGTCAGAATCCCTCTTAAAATAGTAAAAATAGATTTATCTCACGAAAAATCAATATATACGTTTAAGCCTTACATGACATATACAGAATTTACAGACAATTTTATTGCTTTAAATTTTGATCACGTTATTGCGATCGCAAATCCACATAAAGAAATACGAAAGCAATACGTGCGCGCTATTAAGAAAATAGAAAAATTAAGAGAAGAAGATGATGTTCCATACAGTACAGAAGAAGAAGCTATAAAGAAAGTTTTTGATAGTGTAAAAGGCAAGGATGATTTTAGTAATATTCCTGGAGAAGAGATGGATTCTGCGGCATCTAATGTTATATACGTACCGTTTTCTACAGATAAAGATAAGATGCACTGATATATATCCTTCCCCCTCCAGAAAACCTCTATTAATTATACCATGTTTTTTATGGTTTGTACACAGTTATTTTCGCATTTAAACAATTTTTTTTAGTTTACTTTTTTGTGAAAATAGGTTATAATATTATTATTGAAAGGTAAAATAGTATGAGAAAACGTAGTAAAAACGTTCATTATGTAAACAATCAAGAGTTCTCTGCAGCTGTGGTTGATTATGTAGGAACGGTAAAAGAAGCAAAAGATTCAAGTAAAGCGATCCCTGTAGTTACAGATTATGTGGCTACTTGTTTTTTAAGAATTGCTGAAAATCTCTCACACAAATCTAACTTTATAAGATATACTTACAGAGAAGAAATGGTGATGGATGCAGTAGAAAACTGTCTTAAGGCAGTAGAAAATTATGATATAAATGCATCTACTAGAACAGGTAAACCAAACGCTTTTGCGTACTTTACACAAATAATATGGTATGCATTCTTAAGAAGAATAACTAAAGAAAAGAAACAGCAAGAAATTAAAGAAAAATATCTTTCTCAATCTGGCATAGAAGTCTTTTTGCAAGCA